AATTGAGAATATCTTTTCCGAGTTTATGTTGAATTTAAACAACAAAAATCTTTTCAATTTAGAACACGATAAAAGTCAAGATGTACCAGCGTACATTTTAGAAGCGTGGATAGTAGAAAACCCAATGGAAGATAAGTCACTTTCATCGTACGGAATTAGTGTGCCTAAAGGAACGTTAATGCTTACTGCTCAAATTACTGACAAAGCGTATTATACTAAGTTAGTTGAAAGCGGACAAGTTGGTTTCTCTATTGAGGGGTTTTTAGGGATGAAGTTGGAAGATACAAAAAAGGAATCACAAAACAAATATAGTATGAATCTACCAGACGGAGAGCATCAAATTGAAGACAAAATCTATGTTGTAAAAGACGGAGAAGTTGTTGAGATTAAAGATGTTGAAATGGCGGAAGAAGTTGTTGAGTCAACTGATGAGCCAGTCGAAGAAGAAGTAGCTTTAGAAGAAGTTGTAGAAGAAGAAGTAATTGAGGAAGAAGTTGCAATGGCAATCGACCCAGCTATGGATACAGAAGCAATCACATCTATTGTTATGCCTTTAATTGACGAAAAAATTAACGAAGTTCTGCAATTAATCGCAGAATTAAAAAATTCTTTGGAAGTTGAAGTTGAGCCAACAGAAGAAGTAATTGCTACTAAATTAACTGCTCAACAAAATTTTACTGCGTATAGACACGCATTTACAAACAAATAATAAAATGGAAAGAAATCTTAAATTTGACTTGGACATCGAAACAAACGCTTTGTTATGTCCTAATCCTAATGAGTTCTATGGTCGTTCTTATATCGCTGAGGACATCGTAGATAATTATCGTACATTGCCGGGCATTAAGTCTGCTACAAAATTAGCATCTGTAACTTTTGGTAATATCTTACAAGCATCAAATTGTAACTTCACTGCTCCTTCTGATTCTTTAGATGCAGTTGATATTGACGTTTGTGCTTTATCTGCTATGGCTCAATTATGCCAGTTTGACTTAGAGCAATCGTTTTTAGCTTTACAAATGGCACAAGGTTCTAACGGAGACTTCACGGTTGCTTCTTTTATGTCTTACTACTGGAATGAAATGGCTATGCAAATTGCTGAGTCAGTTGAGTACATTCGTTGGCAAGGTGACACTACAAGTGCAAATGAAACTTTAGCTTTGTGTGATGGTTACATTAAAAAATTGAAAGCTGATGGTGGAGTTGTTGACGTTGCTAAAGCGACTATCACATCTTCAAATGTTATCGCTGAAATCGTAAAAGTATTGAACGCTGCACCAGCAACAATCAGCCGTAAAAAAGCAGACTTAAGATTGTATGTTGCGTCTAACATTGCTAACGCTTTAGAACTTGCTTCTGCATCTGGTAACACTCAAACATATATCACAACTCCTTTAGCTTTAACTTTCTTAGGAATTAAAGTTGTAGTTGCTGAAGGTATGCCAAACAACCATATGGTATTGACTTTGAAATCAAACTTAATCTACGCATTTGACGGAGAGGGAGATGGAAAAGCATTGAAAGCGGTTAACTTGAATGACACGGTTGCTGAGCCTTACTTACGTACTCGTGCGAATTTAAAAGTTGGTTTCGCTTATGTTAACCCAACAGAAATCGTTCTTTACTCATAAGAATTAATTACTAACTAAAGAGGGTGGTGCAATATACACCGCCCTTTTTTTATATTTAAAAATATGTCTTGTACAACACTTACATCAATCACAAAAGGATGCGATGGAAACATCGGAGGAATTACACAAGTATTAATTAATGACCAAGCAAACATCACTGCAATTACAGAAACAGATGCTACTTGGACAATTGATGCAATGACTACTACTGGTTCTGGTTTTTTCCCTTTTGAAATCCGTAGAAACTCAGGTAACTACACAGAAGAAGAATCTAACGACTTAGTAAAAGGTTCACAATTTGTGACTGCTACTATTACATTAATGTTTTCAAGACGTGAGGCTTCAAAATCTCGCTCGTTGAAAATCTTAGGAGAAGGACAACGTGACTTAGCAATCATCTTAAAAGATGCAAATGAAAAGTATTGGTATTTTCCAAACGCTCAATTGTCTGCGGTAACTGAAGGTTCTGGAACTGCTAAGGCAGACGGTTCATCTTACTCGGTTGTTTTCCTTGCAGAGAATTTATACTTAGCAAAAGAAGTAGATGCGGATATTATCGCTGGTCTTATTGACTAATTTCTTTTAGCACTTTTCAAAATTCCCTCATCTTAATTGGTGGGGGTTTTTTTGTTTTAAACATTTTTTATATTTAACACAATATAGTTATGATTTATATAGAACAAAATCAAGAGAATAAAATTTGTTTGACTTTGACTGAGTCGTCAACTATTACAAATCCGTTTTATTTATTCGTATTTCAAAACGAATTCAACAAAGCAAGCGACCCTATTTTGTGGGTTGGAACTGATATTTCAGAACACATAGACCGATACAATTTATTCCTAATGGATGAAACGACAAGCGATTCGTTTAGCATTGGGCAATATACATATACAATCTACGAAAGTGAGACCTTACCTATTATTGAAACTGGATTGAATGCAGTTGAAGAAGGGCGAATGGTTGTTTCTGGAGTAGTTATTAATTCAATTTACGAATGAAATTATTTGGTTTTAACATTGGGAAAAGTACAAGCGTAGAGATGACTGAAACGTCAAGCTATCAATCTTTCTCAACACCATTCTTAAAAGTTAGGGGTGGCAATTTAAGTTTGCCTTATGTGAATGCAAGGCAACAAACTAATGGCTATATTAGATTTGGCGACGACAATTTATACCCTCAACTGATTAACCAACTTTATTATACAAGTCCTTTGCATTCGTCAATTGTGGATTTTAAAACCAATGCAATTATTGGTGGCGGTTACGAATTAAAGATTGACGAGAAAGCAACTGCAATGGAGAAAGTGGATGTTTACGCTATTGAAAGACGCTTGAATTTGAGAAAATCATTGTCTTCAATTACTAAAGACGTTCTTTTACATAACAGAAAATACTTTATTTTGCGTTTCAATTCACTTGGTGACTTAGTTGGTATTAAATCAATTGGTGCTGAGAAAGTAAGACGTGATAAAGATGGGGTTTATTACTCAATATGTGATGACTGGAGTTCTCAAATTGATATTAGACAGATTAAACGCTACCATAAAGAATGTACAGACGTAGAGCAGTTATACGTTTACGAGAATTTACAAGTAGGTCAAGACATCTACCCATTGCCAAGCTATACAAGTGCTTTTAATTGGGCATTTTTAGATGGCGAAATGTCGTATTTACAAAAGTCAAACATCTTAAACTCAATCTTCCCATCTTTTGCTATGATGTTTCCAAAGAAACCACAAGGAGAAGAAGAAAAGAAAGCTATTCGTGACACAATTGAACGTGCTAAGGGTGCTCAAAATGCTGGAAAAGCAGTTGCATTCTTTGCTAACAATAAAGACCAACTACCAACGATTGAGTCAATACCTACGAACAACTTAGATAACGTCTTTCAAGTAACTACTGAAAGCATTGATAGTAAGATATGCCAAGCACATACAATAGACCCAATTTTGATGGGTATTCGTGTTAGTGGAAAACTTGGTTCTGGTTCTGACATTAAACAAGCGTATGTAATTTTTGAAAAGAATACTATTATTCCAATGCGTCAAGTGATTGAAGACATAGTAAACGAAATTTTAGCAATCGCAAAAGTAAAAGCTGAATTAACTATTAACAACTACCAGATTGTTAATGAAACTATCGTAGAAATTGACGGAGATGCAAGTAAAACACAAGACGCTTTAAATTCAATGTCGCCTTTAGTTGCTACAAAAGTACTTGAATCAATGACTGAAAACGAGATACGTGCTTTAGCATCTTTACCACCAGTAGCAGATGGCGACAAAACAAAATCACAGATAGCACAAGAAGCAATTGACAACGCACCAACAACACCGACACTATGATTTACTTTATAACTGAGAACTATTTAAAAACACAAACACCGATAACGGCAAATTGTGATGTTAACGATATTGTGCCATACATCAAGACTCAATCAGATTTGAGAATACAACCAATTCTTGGTACGTATTTTTATAATGATATTTTAGCAAAGTACAACGCACAAACATTGTCAGCAAACGAGGAGATTCTTGTAACATACATACAACCAATTGTTGCGTGGAGAAGTGCTGAAGATGCAGTATTTGGTTTATCTTACCAACTTAAAAATAAAGGTTTACAATTGCAGAATGGCGACTATTCAAATTCAGTTAGTCAAAATGAGGTTGCATTTGCACAAGACCACTACGGACAAAAGGCTTCTTTCTACGAGGCACGTTTAGTGAACTATTTACATATCGAACGAGATTTGTTTCCTAACTTCACAAGCGTATTGAATAGAGATAGCGATATTAGACCAACAAGAAACGCAGATAATGGTTACACCGATTCAATAATGGTTATATGATTCGATTGCTTGCTTCAAATTCTGCTATTCTTTTAAAGGTTTTAATATTATTCTTTGCACCGATAAAAGGCATTATTATTTTGGTTGCCTTATCTACTATTTTAGATACTTGCTTCGGAATATGGAAAGCTACAAAGTTAAAAGAGAAAGTAAATAGTAAAACATTTAGATTTGGATTTGTTCCAAAATTGATGAGCTACGTTGGTGCGATTATGTTAGTTTATGCTTCAGACTTTTTTATTATTAACTACATTACAAAAGAAGTTATATCAGTAGATTATTTAGCTACAAAAGTAATTGCTTTAATGTTAATTAGTATTGAAGTAAAAAGTATGGATGAATCATTTGAGAAAGTAAAAGGTTATTCTTTTATCACTAAAATTGTAAAGCTGATTATACAAGCAAAGAATGTAAAGAAAAAAATAACAGAATGAAAATAGATTTCAAGCACTTATTCTCAATGCTATTACTTTGGTTAATTTCAATTTATTTAGTATTTTATTTTACTTCGTGTTCGGCAAAATGGCATATTAACAGAGCATACAAAAAAGGTGCAAAGTTAGAGCAAACAAGTGACACAATTCGCATCACTTCAATAGATTCATTTAAGGTAGTTTTAAACGATACTTTCTATTTTGAGAAGTATTTAACCACAAAAGATACAATCATTCAGTACAAACGTTTATATGTACCTAAAACACGCTTTGAAACACGAATTGAATATAAGTTGAAACGTGATACTTTAAGACTCGAAAAAATCAAAGTACGCAAAGAATACCGAGTTAAAACTAAGCCGTTTCCATTTACACTTTTATTAATTGTTATTGGTTTAATTTGTATTACAATAATTAGTTTTATATTTAAGCCAAAATTTTAATATGAATTTAAGTAGACACGTAACAATTCAAGAGTTTAGCTATTCGCCAACTGCAATTAAGAAAGGCATTAACAACGTGATGAATGCAACACAAGTACAAAATGCTATCCAACTATGCGAGAATGTTTTTGAACCTATTAGAAAGCATTTAAACATACCGATTAAAATAAGTAGTGGTTTTAGATGTGAGCAGTTGAATAAGTTAATAGGAGGTGCGTCTGGTAGTCAGCATTCAAAAGGAGAAGCATTTGATTTGGAATTAACAAATAGAAAATTGTTTGATTGGATTCTTAAAAACGTAGAATTTGACCAAGCTATCTATGAGTTTGGAAACGATGTACACGCTAATTGGTTTCACATATCTTATAGAAAAGGTAACAATAGAAAACAAGCGTTAAGAGCAATTAAAATCGGTGGTAAAACACAATATATATCTTACAAGCCACTTTAATAGTGGTTTTTTTATTTACTTAAATTTTATTTATGAGAAAGAGATTGTTTTTTGACATCGAAACATCGTTTAATATTGGTATTTTCTGGAGAAGTGGTTACAACTTAAACATTCAACCAGACGATATTATTAAAGAACGAGCTATAATTTGTGTAAGTTGGAAATGGGAAGGTAAAGACGAAGTTAATAACTTAACGTGGGATGAAAACCAATGCGATAAGAAACTTTTAAAAGCGTTTATAAAAGAACTAAACAAAGCGGATGAAATAGTTGCCCACAATGGCGACCGATTCGATATTAAATGGTTGCGTACACGTTGCTTGTTTCATCAATTAGATATGTTTCCACAATACCAAACTATTGACACGCTTAAACACGCTAAAAGTCAGTTCAATTTTAATTCAAATAAGTTAGATTATATTGCTAAGTTTCTTGGAGTTGGTGCAAAGTTAAAGCACGAAGGAATGGATATGTGGAAAGCAATCATTTTTAACAAAGATGCTGAAGCACTTAAAAGAATGGTTGAGTACTGCGATATGGATGTAGTAGTCTTGGAGAAAGTATACGAAAGATTAGCACCTTATACAAAACATAAAGTTAATTACGCAGTTTTAAGAGGTGGCGAAAAGTTCGAGTGTCCGAATTGTGGCAAGTTACCACACTATAAAAGTATGTATACAACACCAGCTGGAACTATAACTCATAGAATGCAATGTTCAGACCGCAAAATATGTAACAAAAAGTTCACTATAAATAACAAAACTTATATGGATTTTATACAATTTAAGATGCGTAACAATTTAAAATAGTTATATTTGCAAGAAATCTGCTTTTCTGTTTGCTGATTTTCATAGTTTTTTAGTTTAATTGTTAGAAGTGGGGAGAAATCTCCACTTTTTTTATGCTCTGAAACCTGCATAAACATTGGAAAACTAAAAATAGTTTGAAAATAATTGTTAAAAAGTTTGCAGTTATAAACATTATGTGTAGATTTGCATATATCAATTAACAAAAAAACAGAAATTATGAAAACTTTAGTACAAAAAACAAACGACTTAATTAACGAAAGAAATTTAAGCTATAGCCCTGAATTATTTAAGCAGTTATTTGAAGAAGTAAGAAACAATCCTAAAAACATAGAAGAAGAAGAAGATAGAGTTTCAAAATTAAATACAGGTAAAAAATGTAATAAATTAGGATTTATAGAAATGTCAGCATATGGAATGAATAAAAGACCATACTAATAAAACAAGGGGTGCGACTTGACAACGCACATTTTTACAAACTTTAAAAACAGAACAATGAAAACATTACACAACACTTTTAATCCTAACTATGTACCAACTCAAATCGAGAATGAGTACATACCAAAAGTAAATCACATTAACGATGTAATCAGAAAGCAATTCTTTACTACGTTTGATGAGCAAAGATTAAACAGAATACGCCAAATTAAGTTAAACAATTTAAACGAGAAACGATGAACTATAAACTACACGAAAAATCAAATGATTTACTTGAATTGCACAAAGAAATGAATTACAGAATTTGGCAACTTGAATCATTCACAAAGTCTTTAGATTTATTTGAAGATTTAAAAGCAAAGCACTTAAACAGAATAGACACTTGCAAACGTGGACTTGAAAGAATTGAACAAGCGTATATAAAAGTATTAACCGAAATATTAGCAGTATGAAATCAGAAGAAAAAGCTCAAGAGTTATTTAATAAATATTTTTTATTACACGAAAGTGCAACAGATGAAAATGGTGTTTGGATACTTTCAGCATTAAATAAAGGATTAGCCAAAAAATGTGCATTAATAGCAGTTGAAAACGAATATTATTCTCTCAGAGAAATGCTTATACATTTTCAAGGAACAAAAGTAATTAATGATGGAAATTTTTATTTAAAATTTTTGCAAAAATTAATTGATGAAGAACAAGATGTTAAACAAGAAATTGAAAAGCTATGATAGAAGTAGAATGTAAACAATGTGATGGCAAAGGCAGAATAGAAGTAGACAAAGATTGCGACCAGCCAGCTTGGAATTGTTGCGGTGGATGTACAGAAATTGTAGAATGCCCAGAATGCGAGGGTAGCGGAGAAGTAGAAGAATGGGAATTATAACGGTTGAGTGTATGAGCAGTAGCCGAACACGAAACTTAATTAGAAGTAGAAAATTAAATATTAACAACTGCAATAGTTTAAAACGCCTAACGGCTATTGCTTATACACTTTGTTAGGCACAGTATTTTATGAAACGAATTTTAAATTTAGAACAAGGTATAATTAGTGGTGATACAGTAAGAGATATTCTTGAAGTATTCTCTGAAATTG